ATTTATAATCTCTTCGGATTTAACGAGGGTATTTCAGCATGGCATTTCTTCAGACAATTTCTTGTTGATGGTATTTTAGCATTTGAAATTGTTTTTGATCAAAGAGGTAAAGAAATTATTGGATTTAAAGAATTAGATCCAGGATCTCTCCTACCCTCAGTTGAAAAACAATTAGATGGTTCTTTTGTTGAGTGTTGGATTCAATATCCTGACAATCCAGCAATGACCAGAAAATTATATGATTCACAAATCATTTATATTTCTTATGCAAAGGGAAATACCATAACAAGATTAAGTTATGTGGAAAGATTGGTTAGATCGTTCAATCTATTGAGAATCATGGAACACACCAGAATTATCTGGAACGTGATGAATTCGTCATATAGAATGACAATGACTGTTCCTATTGGTACTAAATCTCCACAGAAAGCAAAACAATCTTTAGCAGAATTGATGAGTATCTATAAAGAAGATATTAGATTAGATTCTGACAGCGGAGAATTATTTGTTAATGGTAGACCGAATATTCAATTCTTTAAGAATTATTTGATGCCATCTACCCCTAACGGTACTCCAGATATTACTCCTCTTACCGGAGCAGGCGATGCTACTCCTTTTAGCGATTTAAAGGCACTATCATATTTTGCAGATAAATTAAAGCTTGATTCTAAGATACCTTATTCTAGATTTGATAGGGAGGACAGAGGAACGCAAGGAACTTATAGCGGTAATGCTGAAGGTCTAGATCAGGAAGAAATAAGATTTTTTAAATTCATAACCAGATTAAGATCTATCTTTCAAGACATTATGCTTAAGCCACTATGGATTCAATTTAGCTTAGACTATCCTAAATATCAAAAGGATTTCATGGTTAAGAGTCAATTTGGATTGGATTATGTGAAGGATAACTCTTTTGCTGAAATTAGATATATGGAAATTCTTAATGCTAGAAAGGATCAGGTAAGTAAAATCTCTGGCCTTATGGACGGAGACGGAAATCCCTATTTCTCGCTAAGATATGTTCTAGATAAGTACCTAGGAATGACCGATGATGACAAGATAGCAAACGAAAATGCTAAGAGAAAGGCGGAAAAGAAAAAAGAGGAGGAGGAAAAGAAAAAAGAGGAAGAGGCGGCAGCAGGAGGAGAAACACCAGCAGAAGGTGGTGAAGAAAAACAAGACGAGTTTAAACTTTAGAAAATGGCAGGATTTATAGATAATTTTTCGCAGAATAACCCTAACATGGGGAGAATACTTAGAACCGTAAGCAAAATAGGGTCTTTCGGAATGGAGTATAAAGATCTTGTTGTGAAAAATTCTCAAGCTATCGGTGTTTCAGAAGCAATGATGAGACAAAGACTAGCATTGGGCGATGCCGATGAAGATTTTATCTATAGCTTAGCAGCACAGGATACCTCTAATAGAAAATACATTGCATACTTCGATAAGGAATATGCATTCAAAAGAGAGTTCTTAAGAAGATTTGCTATTAATGCTGAAATCGAATGGATCCTAGATATTCTTGCAGACGAAGCTATTGTTTATGATGATAGAAATTTTTGTTGTGGACTATCTTTAGTTAATATGGATCTATCCGACGAAATGGTAGAATCTCTTAGAGATAATTTTAGAAAGATCTATGTTTCTCACGGATTTAATAACGGAATTTCTGCTTGGCAATATTTTAGACAATTTCTTATCGATGGATTTTTATCATTTGAAATAGTTTACTCCGATGATGGTAAACAAATTGTGGGATTTAAAGAATTAGATCCTATCTCTTTAACACCATCGATTGAAAGAAATCAAGCGGGTCAAACTGTCCAAATTTGGTATCAGTATTTTGGTGACAACGTAAAGGAAAGAAAATTATACGATTCACAGGTTCTTTATATTTCTTATGCTAAAGGCAATACCACAAGTAGAACTAGTTATTGTGAAAGATTGATTAGATCCCACAATCTTTTAAAGATTATGGAGCATACCAGAATTATCTGGAACGTAATGAATGCTTCTTTCAGAATTAAGATGACAGTTCCTGTTGGAACCAGATCTCCTCAAAAAGCGAAAGAAACCCTGGGTGAATTGATGAGTATGTATAAAGAGGACATCAAACTGAATACAGACTCAGGAGAATTAAGCATCAACGGAAGACCTAATTTACAGTTCTATAAAAACTATCTTTTTCCAGTTCAAGGAGGTGAATCTCCGAAGGTAGAAACACTTAACTCAGCAGGCCCTAATTTAAATATTATAGATGCTGTGGTTTATTTCTTCAATAAGCTTAAAGCAGATTCTAAGATTCCTTTCAATCGATTTGCTGCAAGATCTGGTGGAACAGTGGGTACTTATAAGATCGGGGCAGAATCCGCAGAAAGAGATGAAATCAGATACAATAAGTTTATCAATAGAATAAGATCCATCTATCAGGAAATTCTTCTAAAGCCGTTATGGATTCAAATGACTTTGGATCACCCAGAGCTAACTGATGACACGATCTTCAGATCTCAATTAGGACTTAAGTTTAATTCAGACAACCAATTTGGAGAGTCTAAAGAAATAGAACAGCTAATTAAGAAAATAGATTTTATCGCGGGTCTTTCTGAGATTAAAGAGAAAAAAGGCGAAGAGGAAGTCCCTTATTTCAATCAAGATTTCTTAATCGATAAATTCCTAGGATTAACCAACGAAGATAGAAGGGTTAATGACATTTATAAGAAAAAAGACGAGGAAGAAAACGCAGCAGCAGCTGCTCCTGCAGATACAGGGGCAGGCGGGGGATCAACCGCTGGAGAATCAGAACCAGCAGCAGAAGCCCCAGCAGGTGAACCAGCAGCAGAAGCCCCAGCAGAGGCGCCAGCAGAACCAGCGGCAGAAGCCCCAGCAGCAGGGGGAGAGGCAGAAGTAGTTTAATTGAAACATTTTTTATAACCGAGTTTTTCCTGTATATTTGATGTCTAAACTAAAATCAAATGCAGCAGGAATTAGAAATTCTTTTGGAAATTGAAAGATCCACTGGGGAAGGGTCTCAGAAAAAAAAGCAACAGCTCATCTCTCAAAATTTATCCCCAAGATTGGAGTATATCCTCTCGATTTGCTTTGATCCCTTTGTCACTACTAAGCTCCATAAATTAGAATACGAGGACAGAGATTGCAAGGAAAATTCCAATTTATATGATGAATTTTTCTCTCTCTGCGAGGAGTTAAAAGCAGCACCTGCAATTAACGATCATTTAAGGAGCAAGGCTGAACGATTGATCGAATCCACTGGTTATCACATCGAGCTTAAAAAAGTCTTAGCTAAGGTGCTTACAAAGCGAATGAACATAGGTATAGGTGCTAAACTTATCAATAAGGCGGTTGGAAAAGAACTGATTCCTGATCCAAGTCTTATGCTTGCAGAGGATGATCATAAAGTCCTAGATAAATGGGGTTCTATAGTATGTGAAGAAAAGTATGACGGGGTCAGAGTTATCTGTGTGGTAGAAAACAGAAATCCCAAATTTTATACTAGGGCATTTAACGAATTAGACTCTAAATTTCTTTCAAGAATAGCAAATCAAATTCTAGATCTTTCACAAGGTATAGATGGTGTTTTCTTCGATGGGGAATTAACAGATTTAGATCGTAAAAGTGTCAGCGGAAAAGTGACCCAAATGATGAAGGGATCTCCAAAGGAAAGCATTGGAGATGATCTGCTCTTTAACATTTTTGATGTTGAACCAACAAAAACCATAAAAGATGGTAAAGGAACTTCAGGATATACAGAAAGAAGAGCTCTACTTGAACAATTTTTCAAGAATAAATCTTTCGAGAACATCAAAATAGCTCAAAAATGGGAAGCAAAAACAAAGGACGAGCTAATGCCTATTTACGAACAGATAGTTGCTAACGGCGGTGAAGGTGTTATTATGAAAGATCCATCACATGTATACGAGTGCAAAAGATCTAAAAGTTGGATTAAGTTCAAGGAGGTTCAAGATTGCGATTTAGTAGTTACTGGATGGTATCCCGGAGAGGGCAAAAGAGAGGGTTTTATCGGAGGATTTATTTGTAAGGATTCTTCAGGCGAATATCAGGTTAAAGTTGGATCTGGATTTACTGAACAAGATTTAATCGAACTTTCTAAGGACCCAAATGATATAATAGGTAAAATCGTTGCTATTCAATACAATGTCCCTATTGAGGACAAGAATGGTAACAAATCACTTTTCTTGCCTAGATTTATTGAGGTTAGAAATGATAAAACAGAGCCAGAAAATTTAGTAACAAGATTTAACAAGAATAAATGATCAATTCACTTTTAACAGAAAAACTCAGACCTAAAAAATTGGATCATATGATTCTCCCAGAGAGAATCAAGGATGCTTTTAAAAACGGGTTACAACAAAATGTTTTACTTACAGGGTCTCCAGGATCTGGTAAAACCTCTTTGGCAAAAATTCTTTCAGAGAATTCTCCTAGACTTTTTATAAACGTATCTGACGAGAGTTCAGTGGAAACTGTTAGGGAAAAAATAACAGGATTCTGCTCTACTATCTCAATCATGAACGAAGAGAATGCTACAAAGGTTGTGGTATTGGACGAGTTTGATGGAGCATCAGATCAATTCTACAAAGCACTTAGAGGTACAATAGAAAAATTTGCTAAAAATACCAGATTCGTAGCCACTTGTAATTGGATTAACAAAGTACCAGATCCTATTAAAAGTAGATTCGAAGTTTTTCTTTTTGATCCTGTTAATAAGGAAGAGGAATTAGAATTAAAAAAACAATGGGAGGACAGAATTGTACTGATTCTGAAAAAAATGGAAATCTCTATCGAGGATAAGGCTTTACAATCCTTTGTAAAAAAGTACTACCCGGATATGAGATCTGCTCTTAATTGCATACAAAGATGGCAGATTCAGGGAACTAGCGAGATAAGTGAGCAAAAAGTGTCAGAATCTTCTTGGGATTATGAAGAACTTTATGATATGCTATTTCAAAAATTAGATCCCGTTAAAAGCTATCAGACTATAGTAGGACAATATTCTAATTCGGTCGGAGAAGTTATGGAATCTTTGGGTAGAGAATTTATCGAATGGGTCAAAGAGAAGAAGCCAGAAAAAATTAATATTATTCCCGCTGTTCTTATTTTAGTTGCCCAACATCAATCCCAGAGAAACCAAGTGATCGATCCAGTTGTTAGCCTATTATCACTCTTTTATTCCATACAAAAGCTAACACAATAGAATATGTCATATAAAGAAAGTAAAATAGTTATAGTAGGTAGAGGAGGATCTGGCAAAGATTTTCTCAGAAAGAAATTTGAAGACAGAGGATTTAAATATTGTGTCTCGTATACGAGCAGACCTAAGAGGGAGAATGAAATCCACGGGAAAGATTATATGTTTACCAATCTGGAATACTTCTCTAATAATGTTTATAAATTCTACGAGATTGATGAGTTCAATGGCTGGAAATATGGGACATTGATAGATGATTTTGAAAAATCAAATCTTTTTATAATGACCCCTAGAGGTGTAAACAATATCCGACCGGTTGACAGAAAAAGATGTTTTGTGATTTTCATAGACCCAGATAAAGATGTGATAAGAGAAAGACTGTTAGAGAGAAGAGATGCAGATTCG